ACAGGATAGTGGTAAAAATTTTGCCTACGCTATGTATCGTGACGAAATGAAAGCAGTTGGATTAAATCCAGACTGTAACATTGAAGCTGAAATTACCTACGACAAAGGTGCTGATAGGTATGACAGACGTAGCAATCCTTGGCTAGCTACTGCAAGAAATGACAATGAGGGTTTCTTGAAAGGTAGAAGTGGTAGCCCAGACAGATATCAAGAATGGGAAGACAAGTTCCAATTAAATATTATTGGAACTGGTGGTTGCCGATCTCGTGCAATACCTTGTACTGAACTTGAGTTTGCTAAGTTTGAAATGATGCACCATGCCAAGCAAGAAGTAGTCAAGCAACATACTGCTTGGATACAGATTGTTGTAGCTAGAGTTGATCGTTTCAAAGAGATAGTCAAAACTATGACTAAGTTTTCTCAAGTAGAAGACTTTGCTAAACAATTTGGTTGGGTCATAGCACCAGAAATACTAGCAGATAAAATAGGTATGGACTTAGTTATATCTATTGATGATGCAGTTGATTCAATCATGAATATAGGTAAGAAAGCACCTAGTAGAGAGGAGAAGATTAAGGCAAGAATATTATACAATGCCCAACAATCTTCTTTAGCCTCTTAACCCCAGACAATAACCTAGGGGGTGGTTAGTATATCTAGCCTCCCCCAATGGACGATACAGTATAACATATTTATAAAGGAAAAACCATGTGCAACATTGACGCAGATATAAGGAATATATTATGGAATGGATAAAGGGAAACTTAAACGTAAAAGACAAAACACCAGAACAAAAACTAGCATTAGCAGTTATTCAGACTAACTTTGAAGATGCATTTGGATTACATGATTCTTTTCTTGCTAGTTCAAATAAAGAAATGAATATGCGAGGTGCTAGAGATTGGTTCAATTCATATCAATGTGACTTTTGGTGTGACTGTGCAGGTACAACTGGAGATCATGTAAGAAAATTATTCAATACATTGACTGAGAGATATAATTCTGGTATCATAACAATCAAAGAAATTAAATGGGCAATACTTAAATTAGAATTAAAACTGTGAACATATTTCATTTACACAAAGACACAAAGATTTGTGCTGAGTATCATTGCGACAAGCATGTAGTTAAGATGATACTTGAAACGGGGCAGATGTTATCAACTGCATATCAACGCCATTGTGGTATTGATGATAGTTTATACAAGCCTGCATATCCTAAACACCCAATGACAATATGGGTTGGAGATTCACTTGGTAATTATCTATGGTCATTAGATTTACTTGGTCACTTGCTTAATCAATACAGGCACAGATACAACAACAAAGTGCATAGCACAGGTCGTATACTAAACAATCTTTTAAAACTTACTGACAAAGTCAAAGATAAATTTCAATACAAATCATTTCTTATACCACCACTCTGTATGCCAGATGAATACAAAGAGGATAATTACATTCAATCATATCGTAAATATTATGCTGGTGAGAAAAAACGTTTCGCAAAGTACACTCTGGTTGACACACCAGACTTTATGTGCTAAAGTAATCAACAAACAAAGGAGAAAATATGGCAGTAATAAAAGGCGATAGCCAACATAACTTAAGAACATACAGATTTGAAGATGGATATACACTTCAAGAAAATATGTTATTAAGAGCATTAAAAATGCAAGCACAACATGGTATGCTTATGACTAATCCTAGAGTAACTGGATATACTTCATTTGCTAAGGCAGTCATAGGTAACTTCAAGCTAGGAGATAAAACACCTAAGACCTGTAAAAATCTATATAAATATTTAGTTGAGAAAGGATATTATGAAAGCATTAATAAAAAAAATTAATACATGGTCGCTATATTACCGACAAGAAATTGTTTGGTTTATAGCAGGAGTAATAGTAGGAATGTTAGGAGTAATAATATTATGAATACTAAATCAATGCAGTTAAGATTACATCTTGATTCTAATTTTTATCCACCGTTACCAAACACTTTTAAAAATTCTTTTATAGAGGTATTTGAAAAGTATTGGGAAGGTGGGGATATTGTTTGGCTACAAACAGCATTATCTAAAATAGGTTATAAGGGTTCATTAAATGATTATGGATTTTATAATTTTTTGAATGGCGAGGACACATATGAGTAAATTAAAAGACATAGAAGCAAAGATAGGTAAGCTATCTAATCCTAGTAAGATGCCCTCGTATGCGTGGGGCATACCTACTAGTAAATGTATTACTGGTAGTAAGTTAGCAAAGATAGAGGGCACTATCTGTAATAAATGTTATGCAGATAAAGGTTGCTATGTATTTCCTGTAGTAAAACTTGCATATCAAAAGAGGTATGACGCTATTGAATGTGATGAGTGGATAGATTATATGATAGAACTTATCACATTAAAGTACAAAAACCTAGATAAATCAAGGCTTTTTCACCGTTGGTTTGATTCTGGAGATTTGCAATCTTACTCACATCTTATGAAAATATTTGAGGTTTGTGAGAATACACCTCATATAAAACATTGGCTAGCTACTAGAGAGTATTCAATCATAGATAAGTTAGACGAGAAAGATGTACCAAAAAATTTATGTTTGCGTGTATCAGCTATTAAAGTTGATAGCCCACCACCTAAGTTTTGGAAGTGGACATCTGGTGTACACAAAGATAAACCTGCAGTGGGTAGAGAATGCCCTGCTTACAAACAAGATGGCGAGTGTGGTAGTTGTCGTGCATGTTGGAATAGAAATGTTAAACAAGTAAGTTATAAGGAGCATTAATGAGTAAAGAAAAATATTATGGACTACAAGTACATACATTGACTTATTTAAAAGTTGATGCTAATGGCGAAAGTATAGATGGAAAACAATATGAATATACTGGTGATCATTCTGGATTTTGTGATGGTATTGATGATGAGTATTTAAAAGAGGTAAATAAAGATGAGTAATTGTTATGACCATAGTATAAAAAAAGATATGATGGATAGCTATTGTTGGAATAGTAAAGAAGAAGCGAAAGCAAATGTCTTACAAAACTATAAAGAGTTAAGACAATGGTATGAGAAAGAATGTGAGAAATATAAAAAACCACTAGGTGGAGACGAATCATTCGATAAATGGTACGAGGAATACACTGGTGGAACATGGGAGGAAAACAATGAGTGACACAATTACCTTAGGACTTAAATTTAGAATACTTGTTGAACAACTAGGTGGCGAGGTTACTGAGAATGCTATGTACCTAGATGGCAAGGGTAATCAATTTGCTTTTAAACTAAAAGATAAATCTTTTGCAGTTGACTTATGGGATGAAAGTATAGTGGAGAATTTTAATAGATGACATTTGTTTGGAGACACCCAAAATATTATAAAAAATCAAAAGACGACTTGACAAATGAAGTAAACTATGATAAGGGAATTAATCATGAAAAAATACAAAGTAAGACTAGTAGGACTAGGAATAGAAGCAGTAGCAATAATACCATTCGAGGAAGAACCAACACAAGAAAAGTTAGAAAATAACTTAGCTTATTATTTAGATAATAATCTAATGAAAATAGAAGCTAATGAGTTTGTTAGCAAAGATAGATACTTAATAACATACGAGGAAGTCCAAGTTGAATTATAAGCAACAGTTAGAAGTTATTAAAAATCTAAACTTAAAACAAGATCACAAAGAGAGAACAGATTGTCCATTCTGTCATCACAGTAATACAATGCTTATTGATACCACTGGTAACAATATAGGTTGGTACTGCTTTCATGCTTCGTGTAAAGCAAAAGGAAAACACGAGGGGCAAAAAACTATGGACTATGTCACTAAGACTTTCTCAAATAAAAAAGATGATTCAGAATTATCAGTATTTAGTTTACCAGAAAGTTTTAAGTCACCATTCTCTCATGAAAAGGCTATGAGATATTTACAAAATAATAATTGTTGGGATTCTTTTATGATGAACAGAGCAGATATTAAATACGATGTAGCACAAGACAGAGTTGTATTTGTAGTTAAAAATAAATATACAAATGAATATGCAGGTGCAGTAGGTAGAGCATTACACAAAGACACTTATCCTAAATGGTATATGTATGGTGGTAAACAT